TGATGCGATAGAAGCATTATTGGAAAGAAAAGGAGCATTGGAAGAAAAGTTAATTGAATTAAATCATCCAGAACTTATTAAAAAATAAAATTATGAAAAAATACATATCTTTAAAAAACATTGCAATCGTATTTTTAGTTGCAATAGTAGTTTTCCAACAATGTGGTGGAAACAAAAAAGGAACTGGTAAAATTATAAAAGTTGATGGTAAAAAATACGAAGTAATCAAACATGTAATTGATACGGTAGATGTAATTAAAACTAAAATTGTTACAAGAAAGGGAGATGATATTCCTTACGAAACTATAAAGGAAGTACAGATTCCAACGGTGATAGATACTCAAGCATTATTGCAAAATTATTACGCAAAGAATGTGTATAAAGATGTATTAACTCTACCGGACTCATTAGGAACAGTATCAGTGATTGATACTATTACACAGAATAAAATATTGGGTAGAACATTTAATGCCAGTGTTAAACAAAGAACAATAAAAGAAACTACAATTGTTAAAGAATTGCCAAAAACACAACTATATTGGGGATTGAATAGTAACTTTAACAAAACGGATCTAGTTAGTGCAATTGGAACTGGGGTAGTACTGAAAACCAAAAGTGATAAACTATACCAAATCGGTGGAGGTGTAATAAACACAACTACAAACGGAAGTGATGGTAAATTTAGTCCATATGTTGGTGTTGGAGTATATTGGAAAATTAGATTGTCAAAATAATGGTAGTTCAAGGGCAACCACAAAAAAATCTTAAACAAATTATAGCAGAAGAATATCGTAAATGTGGTAGTGACCCCATTTACTTTATGAAAAAATACTGCATTATACAACATCCGGTGAGAGGAAAAATACCCTTTCACCTTTATTCGTTTCAGGAGGATTGTTTAAGTGATTTCAAAGACAATCGTTTTAATATTATTCTAAAATCTCGACAATTAGGATTATCAACACTTTCTGCTGGATTTATTCTTTGGAAAATGATATTTAATCAGGATTTCAACGCATTGGTTATTGCGACTAAAGTAACAGTTGCTAAGAATTTAGTTGAAAAGGTAAGAGTAATGCATGACCTTCTGCCAGTGTGGCTAAGAGATGGTGGTCAATCATCAGTTGAAGATAATAAATTATCACTAAAATTAAAGAACGGTTCACAGGTGAAGGCAATCGCATCCTCACCCGATGCAGGTCGTTCGGAAGCCTTATCACTATTGGTTGTGGATGAAGCTGCATTCATTAGAGATATTGATGATATTTGGTTATCAGCGCAATCAACCCTATCAACGGGTGGTTCTGCTATTATTCTATCTACGCCAAATGGTGTTGGTAACTTTTTTCATAAAACTTGGGTAGCAGGTGAAGGTGGTATAAACGGTTTCAATTGTATTAATTTACATTGGACTGTACACCCTGAAAGAAATCAGGCTTGGAGAGATGAACAAACTCGCATTTTGGGAGTTAAGGGTTCTAGTCAGGAATGTGATTGTGATTTTGTTGGTTCGGGAGATACAGTAATACAACCTGCGTTATTAACCTGGTATAAAGAAACATATGTTATGGATCCGGTTGAGAAACGAGGATTTGATGGAAACCTTTGGGTATGGGAACATCCGAATTACAATAGGCAATATATGGTAGTAGCCGATGTTGCAAGAGGGGATGGAGCCGATTATTCAACTGCGCAGGTATTGGATATAGAAGATAGTTCGCAAGTTGCGGAATATAGAGGTAAAATTGATACCAAAGATTTTGGAAACTTTTTAACTGCATTAGCAACGGAATACAATACTGCATTATTAGTAATTGAAAACTCAAACGTAGGTTGGGCATGTATTCAACAGGTCATAGATAGAGGTTATCAAAACTTATTTTATATGAGTAATGATTTAAAGTATATTGATGTTGAAAAGCAGATAAGTAATAAATTTTACAGAGATGAAAGACAAATGGTGGCTGGATTTTCAACAACTACAAAGACAAGACCTCTTATTATTTCTGCAATAGATACATATATGAACAATAAAGATATTCTAATTCGTTCTAATAGGTTGATAGATGAAATGTTTACATTTATTTGGAATAACGGTAAAGCTGAAGCAATGAAAGGGTATAATGATGACCTTATTATGGCATTGGGGATTGGGTTGTGGGTAAGAAATACTGCACTTCGTTTAAGACAAGAGGGTATTGATTTAACAAAAAGTATGTTAAACGCATCACATATAAATAAGTATGAGGGTATGGTATCTACCGGATATATGGCAAATAACCCATATGAAATGGATTTGGGTAGAGGTGAAAAAGAAAACTTAAATTGGTTACTTCGATAATTTTTTTATATTTATATATTGTATATGGATAATAATATAAAACTAACAGTAGAACAAAGATTGGAACTATTTTTAGAAAAAAATGTTCCAACTGACCCTGGTAAATGGGCAGCATCTAAATCGGCTGCAAAAGCTAAATTTGATGTTTACCCATCTGCATATGCAAATGGTTGGGCCGCAAAAAACTACAAAGGTAAAGGTGGTGGTTGGAAAACCTGTAATGAAGGAGAAGCTAACGGATTATGTGAAGCATGCTGGGATGGGTATACGCAAGTTGGTATGAAAGATAAAGGAGGTAGACAAGTTCCAAATTGTGTTCCTGTAAGCGAAGATATCAATAGTGATGATGATGTAAACTATGGATATGTTGAACCAGAAGAATACGATGTAGAAGATGAGGATATGGCAGATTTTATTTCTTTTATGAGAACATACGCTAACGAATTAAACGAAGATGGGTGTCCTTGTGTATTTGAAGCAGAATATCAGGGTAGAGAAGTTAAGTTGGGTAAACCGATGCAAGGTGATGTTAAGAAATTTAAAGTATATGTAAAGAACCCGGCAGGCAATGTTGTTAAAGTAAATTTTGGACATGGTGGAACATCCGCGGCATCCAAAGGTGAAAAAACGATGAGAATAAGAAAATCTAATCCAAAAGCGAGAAAATCGTTTAGAGCTAGACATAATTGTGACCAACCAGGACCAAGACATAAGGCAAGATATTGGAGTTGTAGGAAATGGTAATTTGGTAAATCCAAAAAATTTCCGTATCTTTATAAAAATATAAAAAAAATGGCAGTAGATAAATCAGTATTCGGTAGGTTACAAAAACTATTTTCAACAAATACCATAGTTCGTAAAACGGCAAGCGGGGTTAAAGTCATAGATACTGATGAATATCAGAATATGACAACAAACCTAGTAGATAGGTTTATGAAACTTAAAGTCACAAACTACGGTTCGGGTGTCCTCGAATCATCTATGGCGTATCAACAAGTTCGTATTGATTTATTTAGGGATTACGATTCAATGGATACTGACCCAATTCTGGCATCCGCATTAGATATATACGCAGATGAATGTACTGCTAGAAACGAAATGGGTAGTGTTTTAAAAATACACCACTCCGATGATAACATAAAACAAATTTTAGAAAACCTTTTCTTTGATATTTTAAATTTGGAATTTAATCTATGGCCGTGGACAAGAAATTTAGTTAAGTATGGCGATTTCTTCTTACAGTTAGAGATGGCAGATACACTCGGTATTGTTAATGTTATGCCACTATCGTGCTATGAGATGAGTAGGGTGGAACAATTTGATCCAGAAAACCCACAAAGAGTTAAATTCTTATATGCACCATATCAAAACCCATATGGAGGAGCTTCTCAATCTGCTAAAAAAGAATTTGAAAACTATGAGATGGCTCACTTTCGTTTGAATTCAGATTCAAACTTTCTTCCTTATGGTAAATCTATGATTGAGGGTGGTAGAAGGGTTTGGAAACAGTTAATGTTGATGGAAGATGCAATGTTGATACACAGAGTAATGCGAGCACCTGAAAAGAGAATATTTAAAGTAGATGTTGGTAATATTCCACCAAACGAAGTGGATAATTATATGCAAAAAATTATCAACAATTCTAAAAAAGTTCCATTTGTTGATGAAAGAACGGGTGAGTATAACTTAAAATACAATATTCAAAATCTTATTGAAGATTATTATATGCCAGTAAGGGGTAGTGATAATGGTACATCCATTGATACTCTTAAAGGATTGGAATATAATATGATTGATGACCTTAATTATTTAAAAGGTAAAATGATGGCATCTTTGAAAATACCTAAAGCATATTTAGGATATGAGGAAGATGCGAATGGTAAAGCAACTCTAGCATCACAAGATATTCGTTTTGCAAAAACTGTTGAAAGGATACAAAGAGTACTTATTTCGGAATTAACCAAAATTGCAATAATTCATTTGTACGCACAGGGTGTTACCGATGACCGTTTAACGGATTTCTCATTAGAATTAACAATTCCATCAAAAATATACGAACAAGAAAAAGTTGAATTATATAATTCAAAAGTGCAGTTGATTCAACAAATGCAACAGACAAAAATGTTCTCTAAAAAATGGATGTATGAATCTATTATGGGATTAGCAGATGATGAACAAGATGAATTAACATTGCAGGTATTGGAGGATACTAAACAACAATTCAGATTAACATCAATTGAAACACAGGGTACTGATCCTGCAAACGAAACCGGCGTAGAGGGGCAAACTAATGTAGAAGAAGAAATACAACGAATTAAATCCGAATTAGAAGAGGATGGTAAAGTAGGAAGGCCTAAAGATCCAGTTAGATATGGGAAAGATGACCATCCGGAAGGAAGGGATCCATTAGGAATTAAAACACTTAAACAAAAGGAAGGATCCGTAAAATACAAACCCAGAGCCAACTATGATGAGATTTTTAAAGATATGAATGGTAACAAAAAAACTATTTTAACAGAAGATTTAACAAAAAAGTAATAAAGTAATATAAAAATATATTTATATCTGACAAAAATACATAAATTGATGAAAAGAATAAAACATTCAAAGTTTAAAAACACAGGATTTATATTTGAACTATTGGTAAGACAGATTACCGCAGAAATAATGTCATCAGATAAACCGGTTGCAGAAAAGATTTTGAAAGAACACTTTAATTCTAAAAAAGAATTATCGAAGGAATTAAAATTATATCAGTATTTGATAAATGAGAAATATAATTCCGAAACAAAAGCAGAGAAATTTATCGATACAATTTGTGAGGCCAGAAAAAGATTGGATGAGTCCAAACTAATCAAAGAAAAGTATAATCTAATTAAACAAATCAGAGAAACTTATAATATAGATGAATTTATAAATTCACCTGTATCAAATTATAAAGCACTCGCTTCTATTTATAAAGTGTTTGAAGTAACCACTACAAATGTTCAATACGATCCAACTGATATTGTAAGTTCACGATTTACAATAGCAGAAACTATAATCAATTCTTCTATACAAAACAAAGATACAAAATTGAAAGATGTAGTTATGGAAGAGTATAAGAAGCAAGATGATGATTTACGAGCAATATCTTACAAATTTTTAGTAGAGAATTTTAATACCAAATATAAAAACTTAACAGTTGACCAAAAATCACTATTAAGAGAGTATATAAATAATATCAATAATACTGGTAAATTAAACGAATATATCGGAAAATCCATTACAAAATTGATTATACAATTAAAAGAAGTTGGTAAAACTATTCCTGACAAAGTAACTAAAATAAAATTAGCAGAAACTATTTCAAATATTAGAAAAGTAAAATCTGTTAAGAAGATAAAAGAAGAACATTTATCGGCCTTAATGATGAGTTACGAATTATTAAAAGAATTAAAAGAAAGTTTAAATAAATAAAAAATGGTAAATTATAGAATTTATAAAGTAGAAACATTCACATCATCAAGCGTAACAGGTTCAGTATCAGGAAAAGCTTGGGGTGTTATGAAAGACCATAATGGAACTTTGGGTGGGATTGTAATGGAAGGTGGTGGAACATTGATCGGTTCGCATATGATTACGGGACAAGTATATCCGTGTTATCCACGACAAATTAGTTGTTCAACGGGTTCATTTAGTATTTTATCATAATAAACAAATAAATGCCAGCACAATCAAAAGCACAGCAAAGATTTATGGGTATGGTTCATGCAACTCAAAAAGGTGATATGGAAAATCCATCGCCAGAAGTTGAAAAAGCAGCCGATTCAATGAGTGATACAGATGCTAAGGATTTTGCATCAACATCTCACAAAGGATTGCCTGATAAAATAAAAGAAATGATATTGGGTGAATTACGTTCAGTTAAAGCTATTCAAACTGATTATTCAAAAGTATTAGATGCTATGGAAAGACATTTGGATTTATACAAAAAATCAAAAGGAACTCCAGAACAACAGACCCATTTAGAACATTTAAAAAAATTAACTACACTTAAAAAGAAATATTCGCAAGAATTGGAAAATAAAGTAAAAGGTATATACACCGATGCCGATTTAGAAATAAATGAGATGGGTAGTGGTGATATTCACTTTAAAAAAATAATGCAATACTATAATGACGGAACACCATCCGTTAAGAAGCGAGTTGCGATAATTGTATCTGGTAATAAAAACGCAAGTAAGTCTGATATTATTAAAGATTTACATCAAATGGGATATGATGAAATTCAGGAAACAGAAGAAGAGTTGGGTCTTTCAATTAAAGAAATGACAACATCCGATGCAGCAGGACCATATAACACCCCATTCGCATTTGGAAAACCTGAAAATGAAAAGAAAAAAGGAAAAAGACAAGCGGATTTGACAGGATATAGTGTTGTAAATGAATCTGCATTGGATATTGTAAATATATTTATAATGATAGCACAGTTAGTATTTACTGGAGCATCTGTAAAAGCAGCATTAGATGCTAAAGGTATAGGACCAATTGATGCTATAAAACAATGGTGGAATGATATAAAAACCGATACAGCAATAAAATCAATTGCAAATAAAATAAAAAATGATCGAGAAATTATTGCATTTCTAAAATTATCACCATCCCAACAAAGAGGTAAATTTAGAAAATTAGTTGCAAGTAAATTATCAGCAGAAGAAATGGCATATTTGAATAAAATTAACAAAAGTACTCTGCAAGAATATGTGTCTAAAAACAAATCTTCTAAATATAAAGTAGTTATTACCGAAAATCGTTGGGTAGAACTCAAAAGAGAAGATTCACCTGCTACTACTAAAATTGGAAAAGGAATATCAAACATCAACAAACAATTAGCAGAAATGGAAAAGTTTTTGAATTGGTATGGTAGAATTAAACTAGAAAACGGAATATCTAATGGAAATTTCTGGAAAAGAACAAATACTAATATTTATAAGATAAAAGAGAGACTCATTAAATTAGAACACCAAATTCGTAAAATATCACAATAATGAAAGTAAAACAATTAAAAGAACTTGTTAAGCAAGTAGTGAAAGAAGAACAAGATTATCAACAATTGTTTAAGCATATGTTAGATAAGACGGGTAAAGATATTAACTCTATGAGTGATGATGAGAAGAAGAAATTCTTTAATGCAGTAGATACGGCATACAAAGCGAAATCAGAAGGTAGATTAAGAGGATATAACGAAAACCTACCTGGAAATCAGGAAAAGTTAGACACTGATAAAGATGGTGAAATTGAAGCGAGTGATTTGGCAGCATTAAGAGCTAAAAACGAAGGTAAAAAATTAAAATAATGAATAAAGGATTATTGATAGAGACCCATTTGTTTGAAGCAAAACTTCAACAGGAAGAAAATGGAACTTTCCTTGTTAAAGGTGTGCTTCAAAGAGCAGGTGCCCCTAATCAAAATAATAGAAGATATCCTAAAGAAATTTTAGAAAGAGAATGCAAAAAATACGCACAACTTATTAAGGAAAGAAGAGCATTGGGTGAATTAGATCATCCGGATTCTCCTGTAATTAATTTGAAAAATGTTTCACACAACATTAGAGAAATTTGGTGGGAAGGTGAAGATGTAATGGGTTCGGTTGAAATATTATCCACACCATCTGGAAACATTCTTAAAGAACTTTTAAAAAATAATATCCGTTTAGGTATATCATCGAGGGGATTGGGTTCTGTTAAAGAAATGACAGATGGTACAGTGATGGTTCAGGAGGATTTTGAATTAG